CATTGATACAGCTCATTATGATAGTGGTGTAATGTTTGGATTTATCGTTACATTTTATAGTGATGGTACTTATACGGTTAATTTGCAAGATGGAGATGATCCTAATTTGACTGATGCTGCAACTATTGCTGATGAAAAAATTATCGGCGATAAGAGTACGGTAATATTCACTGCTGGTACTATTGAAGGTGCTTTGTTATCAACGCTTGGTATTACTGATGTTAAGCGATATGTTCGGGTACAAATCATATCTACTGGTACAAGTGACGGAGCAACAATCGGTGTTGTTGCAGTTAAAAAAGCAGAACTATTACCTGTAATCGATCCTGATGTTTAATGAATTGGGAGCATTAATTTGCTCCCAAATTTTTTAATTAGGAGATTGGTATGTATAAAGTTTTAAAAACTTGTAGATTTGCATTTGAACCTTGGGAAAAACAACTGTCTTTAACTAAAGATGAGGTGATAGATTTACCTGAGACAAAAGCTGCGCTTTTACTTCAACATGGGGTTATTGAGATTATTAAAGAAGAAGTTATTGAAGCTGAAAACAAGATGTTAGAACCTGATGAGGATAAAAGTATTAAATTAACTTACAAAAAAAACAAAAAAAATAAGAGGATAAAAAAATGACTGCAAATGTATTAAATTATGTCGATCAAACGGATGGTATTGGTGACAATAAAGTTCATATTAATGGTACGGTAATTATTGATAATACTTCTATAACTGCTAATAAATTAAAAAATGTATTAATTACTAATGATATTACTGTTTATGATGGAGATGGAGCAATTAACATTAGTGGTATTGCATTAATTGATGGTGGTACTGGTATTAGCGGTTTAACATTAGCTGCTCCAGCACCTGGTGTTTCTTGTAAAATTAAAATAAGAAGCATTACTAGTGGAGATGTTGTTGTAACTACTGATGCTGGTGTAACTTTTGATGGAACTAATAACACTGCTACGTTTAATGCTGAGGATGATGAGTTAGTTATGGGCTATGAATCGGCAATTAAATGGTCTATTTATACTAATAACAGTGTTGTTTTAAGTCCTGTATAAAAAAATGTTATGTCCTATGCATATCCATATATTATTATTCTAGAACCAGTGAATTTGGCGGTATCGCTTGATACCGTCAAAGACCATTTAAAGATAGATGGCACAGAAAATGATGCAGAATTAACATTATTAATTAAGGCTGCGACAAGAATAGCTGAAAATTATACACGACGTACATTTATTAACACTGGATTTCGCACATATCGATGTTGCTTTCTTGATTGCTTTGAATTAAAAAGATCAAAATTTCAAGCATTAGAGAAATATGAATATTTAAAAGATGGTACTTTTACTATAGTTGATAGCTCTCTTTACTACATTACTAGCGACACTGCTTATTCTAAAATACTTCTTAAGGATGGAAGTAGCTATCCGTCTGATATTGACATGAACGAACAAGCTATCATCATAGAATTTGTAGCTGGATATGGGGTTGACGAAGAAGATATACCTTATGATTTACGTCTGGCATTATTAAATCATATTACTGCTTTGTTTGAAAATCGAGGCGATTGTGATTGTGTATCTGCCGTAACAACTGTGCCAAGCACTCAGAATTTACCAGCTACATCTAGGATTGTATATGATCAATATAGAATATTAGACATAGGTAATAATTGTGGCTGTCTGTGACAAAATTAGACGAAAAAGTACTAGAGTTTGTATTGGTTCTTTAAATAGACGTGTGAAAATTTTTACCCGGTCATTGACGCCGCCAAGTGGTAGTGATGTTGATTTTTTAGAAGATTTTGTTGAAAACCGTGAAGTGTGGGGAATGATTGACACAGTAACTGGAGTCGCTGAATTTGATGAAACAAATGTAGAAATGGTAGTTATTACTCATGATGTTTATATTCGCTACATTCCAAGCATTACCTTTGAAAAATGGCTAACCATTGAAATTGGCAGAAAACAAGAGAATGTTTTTCCTATGATTTGGCCATTTAAATTCGGATCAACACCTATAGATAAGCGGTTGCGTATAATCAGGGTACAAAATTATCAGGAAAATAATAAATTTTATCGATTACGCTGTACTGTCCGTGGAATTGATACATTACCAGTTAACGAGGTTTGATGATGAAACTTACGCTTGATCCAAAAAGCAGGAGAGGATTGATAGCAATTAAAGAGATGAACAAGAGAACTTTGCAGGGTATTCGTTCGGCTTTTTTTGATATAGGCAAAGATTTAACGAAAGATACGCAGGCATCAATTATGGACAAGAATAAACATGGTCATTTGTATCGTGTGAAAGTTCGAGGAATAAGCAGATGGCATAGAGCATCTGCGCCTGGTGAAGCACCGGCGAATTTAACAGGTAAATTGCGTAAATCAACAGGCTTTGAAGTAAGGGGTAGTGATCAAATGGAATTTGGTTATCGTGGCGGAAAGAAAGGTGTTGATTATGGCATATATTTAGAATTGGGAACTAAAAAGGGGGCTAAAGCTGGGAGAGAATGGCGAATGGCCCCTAGACCGGCATTAGAGATGGCTGTAATGAAAAATCAAGGAAATATGCAGTCAAAATTTGAAAATTTAATTAATAAGAGTCTAAGTAAATGAAAGCACAGCATATTATAAATCAACTACAGGCACATTTGCCGCTTTATACAAATCTGTTTAGTGATGAGCTTATTATAAATTCATTAACTAAAAGCGGAACAACTGTGACGGCAGTAACTGCTATTCCACATGGATTAGCTACCGGAGATTATGGCGTAATAGTTGATGCTTTAAGTCCTGTTGGCGTTATTAATCTAACTTATATCGATAATGGATATGATGAGGTTAAACATGGAATTGAAACAAATTCAGAATTGCGAGGTAAAACTACAACACAATTAGGGAAGCTGGTTGCATTTGCGGAAACTAATTTAGCTCATGATTTAACTGAAGATTGGCAAAACAAGATAAATATAGTTGGCGCAGATCAATCTGAATATAACGGAGAACATTATCTGTTAACAGTTCCTAATCGTAAAAATTTTACTTATTTATTAGAAACCGAACCATCTGCGACACCTGCAACTGGCACTATTAAATTAGTAGAAAATATTCCTTATAATTACAATGGATTTAAAGAATTTACTGTAGTCGATGCTACAACATTGACTTATCAATTAACTAGAGATGTTGAAAGTCCAGCTTTAGGTAATCCAAAGCTTAGAATTAGGACGCGTATAAGCGGAGGCGTTGATATTGAACGTTGTAATGATGCTTATACAGCTCACCCTAATAATAAATTATGGGGCTTTGTTGTTCTAGGTGACGCTATTGCGAATAAAGACCGCAATATTTATAACGATGCAATAGCTGCTTCTGGTCGAGGTGAGATTTTTAGGCAAATTAGAATATCACCTTTTAGTTTCTATGTTTTTAAATCATCTATAAATGAAAGAGCTGCCCGTGATGCTCGAGATGTCGCCGAAGGCCTTAATAAACAGATTTGCAAAAGTTTATTAAGAGTAAGATTTCCAAATATTTTTGAAGAAGAGCCATATAGTACAGTAATTTATTCTGGAGATGGCTTTTTTAACTATGATGGAGCGGTTTATATCCATCGTTATGATTATCAGCAGGTTGCACATATAACCTATGGTGATACGGCGATTATCGACCAAACTGTAGCATTTAGAGATCTATATCTTAATTATCAAACACCATTTGATCTATCTAATGATGATGTTTATTCGTCAGCGCATGTGGATTTAGATGATGAACCATTGACTTGAGGAGGTTAATTATGGCTATAAAAATAAAACTTAATGCTGATTTAAGAGGTTATAAAGCTGGAGCTATTTTAAATAGCAATCCAGAAAATGATCTATATTGGCGTCGACGTATACGTGATGCTAAATATGATAATTGTCTGGAGATTTTGACTAAAAAGACAGAATTAAATGAACCAATTAAATTTACAGGTAAATCAGATAAAATTAAACAAAAATAGGCTATAAAATAGATTCTGCGTATAGGCCTGTGGATAAATCTGTGGATAACCTGTGGATAAGTCTTGATTTTAATTTAAATATCTTATATCATTGATCTATTAATTTAATATGAGGTATTTATTATGAGCGGAATACTTAAACCTGTAGTAAAGGGCACAATAATCCCAGATACCGAACTTGTCTTTGATGAAAGTCAAAAAATATTATGTGTTGGGCAAATGACTGCGGCCGGAACGGCTACGCCAGGTGAGCTTTATACATTAATTGGAAATAATAATGAGCAAAATGCTTTATTTGGTAGCCATTCTCAGTTAGCAATGGTGATTAGGCAAGTAAAAAAATATAACAAAAAGAATAGAATTGATGCAATTCCATTAGAAGATTCCGGTACTGGAACTGGGGCTAGCGGAACTATAGTTTTTGACGGAACATCTGCTGGCGCGAATAGTACGATTTATATTGGAGCTGGTGATTATTTTGATAATCGATATAAAATAGATGTTATAGCGGGAGAAGATCCAACGGCGATAGGAGATAAAGTTGCCGCAGCCGTTACTGCCAATACCATATCTCCTGTAAGCGGGACAAATACGACAGGGTCAGTGGGATTCGTATCTATAAATGCAGGCACAATTGGAGATGCAATACCATTATGGGTAGAGGGATCAATTCCTGATATAACTATAACAATTACAGGTATGACCGGAGGAGCAACTGATCCAACTGTTACCGATATTTTTGATGTTGTCGCAAATATTCGTTATCAAACTATAGTCTGGCAATATGAGTATGGATTAACTGAATTAACAAGTTTTCTTGATCCGAGATGGAATCCGCCAAATAAAATTTTTGATGGATCTGGAATTACTACATTTGTCGACACATTATCTAATGTATTGGATGCATTAAATGCCGAAAACGATCAAAATATTGAATTATTTCCTTATCCAAATGTAGATATTACAGCATATAAAGGTATTTGGATTCCAACAATGCCTTATGTAGTTTCTGCTCAATTTGCCGCTATCCGTGCTTTAAGATTAACCGAAGGTGCAGATATTAGTGAATATGTAATCGGGGGCGAAGGAATATTAGATAATTTCGGCGGCATGGCAATAGGTAGTTTACCTTATATGAATACTCCGTTTAAATATCTGCATGTTGGCGATATAAATCAATTTTGGACTGAAGAAGAGCGTGATGAAATAAAAGAGGCTGGCGGTAGTATTATTGGTAACAATGAGGCGAATGATAAAATAATCGCAGATGAAATCGTAACTACCTACAAAAAAAATAATGCTGACGAACCTGATTTAACATTTAAATACTTAAATTATGTCGATACTGTATCTATTTGTCGTGAATATATGACGACTAATTCACGTGAACGGCATAAGCAATCGCGATTAACATTAGGTGATTTAATACCTAACCGCAATATGGCTAATGCATCTAGTATTTCTTCTTTCTTAGACGAGCTTTATGTAAATTTAGCAGATCAGGCTTTAGTTCCAAACAGTGAAGATGCAAGAAAATTCTTTAAAAACAACAAGACTGTAACAATAAATGAGGAAGCAGGAACTGCTAGCGTGATTATGCGATTACCGATTAACACGCAAGTTCGACGAATTGAAGAAACTTTTAAAATTACTTTTAGCATACAAGGTGCTTGAGGAGATTAAATTATGGCTACTACAAGAATTGGTTTATCAAATCTACAGTTAGAAATTGATGATAATCACATAGCATATACACCTGATAGCTTGTCATTTATCAATGGCAAAGGTGAATATAATGTACGCTCTATGGCTGCTGGTGGCGGGGCAGTTGAAATTGTTGTTACTGAAAATGTCGCCACCAAGATATCTGATGTTAAATTTTCAAGTGATACTACTGATTATATAGTAGAAGTATCGCGAGGTTGGAAAGAATTGCGTAGTTTACATGCTATTCGAATATTTGATCCAGACGGCGAATTTAGTGCAGTCTTTATTGGCATGACGTTAGTTCCTGATCCTGAATATAAGGTCTCACAGGATGGAACTGTAGATTTTGAATTTAAAGGTAACCCATCATATTAAGAGGTGATTTATGGCTATATCTGAAATTGAATATTTTTTATCAGAACCTATTGAGTTTTCATATCAAGGGGACATAGAAACAACAAATAAATTAATGTTATATGCGCCTAATTATGCACAGCGTAAATATGCATTTTATTTAGAAAAAGTTATTGCAAAGGCAAGTGTTGAGGGCATGAAATTATTTGCTGATTTTGCAAAACCTGATGATGATAAAGATAAAAAGAAAGAAGAAGCTACAAAACCTGATGGAGCAGCAATGATTAAGGCAATAATGTTTTCATCTTATGATTTTTCTGATGTGATGGATGAATTTAATAAGCTTTTATTAAGTGGCGCATGTAAATTAGACGGAAAAGAAACATTAAAGCAGCTTATATTAGAAAAAACACCACTTGCTGAACAGAAGAATATATTTGCAGCATATATAGAAAATTTTATTATGCCCTCTCTATTCGAGTAAACGAGAGGGATTACGAATATACATTATCTGATTTAGCTGAGTTTTATAATGGAAGCATTTCACGAAAAGAATTAGAAGAAATGCCAATGCAAAAAGTATTAATGCTTCGTGATCATGCAGTTAAAATAGCTAAAGATCGACGGGGAGGGGAGTAATGGCTTTTGATGTAAGCTGGACTTTTCAAGCTCAAGATGCATTTACACCTGTCGCTAAAAAGATACAGGGGTCAGTTAAGACTCTTGAAAAAAGCATGGAACAGCTTTCTAAAAAAACTATTAAAATAGGTAAACAAACTTCAAGAGTTGGTAAAAGTATAAGTATGAAAGTAGGCGTACCATTAACTGCTTTAGCTGGTTTATCTATTAATACAGCAGCTAAATTTGGTCGGGCTATGGATACGATCGCAACTAAAACAAATGCTTCAGCTTCTCAAATGGCTAATCTTAAAAAACAAGTTATGGATTTAGGTATAGTTCGAGGAATTACACCATTAAATATAATAAATGCTCAGATTGAACTTACAAAAGCCGGATTTAAAGATGTAAATCAAGTAATGGCGCTTACGCCACAACATTTAAAATTGATGCAAGCAACAGGAGATGATGCGGCAATAACAGCATCAACTATGTCTGCTGTTATGATTGCGGCTCATGGAAACATTAAAGAGTTTAATAAAGATTTAGATATTATAAGCCAAGCATTTGAGCAAGGTGGTATTACTTCTGCGGATTTTAATAATGCTTTGCGACTTGTTGGTGGATCGGCGCAAGCTGTAGGTTGGGATATGGAGCAATTAGGAGGAGTATTAGTTACAACTTCAAAAATGGGAATGACTTCTTCTGAGACAATGATGCAATTAAAAATGGCTGCACTGAAATTAGCGCGTCCAACTAAACAAGTAAGTGCTATTTTAAAAAAAGCAGGTATTGAGTTTTATGATCCACATACAAAAAAATTAAAATCAGTAGTTGGTATTACAAATGAATTAAGTAAGGCGCATAAACGATGGGGTGATAGACTGAATATGACAGCATTATTAGGATTGGTACTTGGTCGGTCAGCTACAGAATTATTTCAAAAATTAGCACAAAATAAAGATATGTTAGAAAGGAATACCAAGTCAATGCATAAAGCTGGCGGAGTGATGGATAAATTAGCTGATATTCAATTAAGAGGATTGGCTGGCCAACTAGAGGTATTACATGCGGCATTTCAAGTATTACAATTGGCATTTATGGACCCACGTGCAACTATGGCGGTTGCAGGATGGATTCGTTCGTTTGCTGGACTTTTAGAAAAATTAAGTAAACTTAGTCCAGCGACTAGATATTTTATAGATAAGATGATTGCGCTAGGTATTGTTTTGGGGCCGGTTATTATTGGACTTGGAAAAATGATTATAATATTTGGTTTACTTATGAGATTTGGTAAATTAGGCGTGGTAATAAAAGGCATAGCTACTGCATTTGTATTTTTAACAAGAAGCATGTTTGGTTGGATTGGATTAGCTGTTACAGCCATTACAACAATTACTATTTTATACGAAAAATATGAGAAATTTAGAAATGTTTTAAAAGATATAGCTGAATTTATGAAAGTTGGTGTGTTTATGCCGTATTATGCTGGCCGAGCTGTATATCGTGGTGCTGCCGCAATGGGTAGAGGAATAGAACACATGGCAGGAATGGGCGCGGCCCCTGCAAGAGGAATATCATTACATCCACTAACAATGCAGCAACAAGTCGCTCATGCTCTGCATATAAATATAAATGACAAAGGCAAAAATATAGAGTCAATTCATAGTACAGATAAAAATACAAAAGTAAGCATGAATAGTACCGGTCTTAACATGGCCTACTCGAGGATTTACTGATGGCCTTTACATTCCTTGGATTAAATAAAGCCTCTTTTCGTAACGTAGAATTTCTATATGAATCTGGAACGACAACAGGAGGACGTAAAACTGTCGTACATGAATTTGTTAATAAAGATACTAGATTTGTAGAAGATGTTGGTAAAAACTTAAGAACGTTTTCTATTATTGGTGTGATTCATGGTGCATTTTATCAGACAAGAAAAAAGGAACTTGAAGCTGCTTTAGCAGATAAAGCTACTATAGGAATATTGGTTCATCCTCTATTAACTGAAAATGTAAATTGTAAATGTACTGGTTATTCGCTTCCTGAGGACAATGCAGATCTAGGTATCGCGCGTTATGAAATGACATTTTTAGAAGCTCAGCCAAATATTCAACCATCCACAACCGGTCGTAATAAGGCGCTAATTAATCGCATATATGATGCGATTTATAAATTCGCAGAGGACTTTTTAAAGGCAGAAGCTATAATCGATTTTGTTAAAAACATTAATTATATAGCTCAGAGATTAGATTCTTTAGTTGATGTTTTTAATGATATTGATAAGACAATAATTTCTGATGCTGATGATAAAGATACCTACCATGAATCTGCTACGACTTTTGAACAAAATACTTATCGTATTGCCTCTGATCCGGATAGATTAGGTACTGATACCACAGATTTGTTTAAAAAATTTGATACATTAGCACAAACTGGCGAAGTTGGATTTTATGCAAATAGCCAGTTATTTGATCCATTGATTGATAACGATACCATTAGCAATAAAACCATTGAATTGCAACAGCGAAATACAGATCGCGGAGTATTAAATGGGGCGATTAATACGCTGGCTATAAATAATATGAGTCGGGCAGCTATCAATATTGAGTATAAAAATACATTACAATTAGATGATATCATTGATAAATTAGATAAGGCCTATAACGACCTATTAAACAATCCAAATAATATTTTATCAGAAGAATTGAGCCAAATTCTTGAAACACAGCGCAATGAATTGCGAAAATATTTTAATGTGTTGCGCATTATTATTCCAAAAGTTATAACTATTCAAACTGCTCCGATGCCAGTTACCATCTTAACTTATCAATATTATGGAGCAACTGATAATTATGGTGACATAATAGATTTAAATCAAATTTATAACCCTTCGCTTATAGATGGCGAAGTACAAATATTGTCGGTGTAATTATGGCTATTACAGTTGAAATTGATGA